CTAAAGAAGGCATGTACTAGATATGGCGTATTAAATCGATGGAAGTTCACAGAGAACCCATGCGAAGCAACTTACCTCAAGACTAGACAAAAAATATTATTTAGAGGATTCGACGAACCACTGAAGCTCACATCATTAACGGTTGAAGTCGGTGTATTGTGCTGGGTGTGGTGGGAAGAAGTCTATGAGATAGACAGCGAAGAAGATTTTAATACATTTGATGAAGGTATACGTGGTGAGATGCCGGAAGATTTATGGAAGCAACACACACTCACATATAACCCGTGGGTGAATTCACACTGGACTAAGACCAGATTCTTTGACAATGTTGACCCGGAAGCCTTCACCCTCACAACCACGTTCAAGTGCAACGAGTGGTTAGACGATGCAGATAGAAAACTTATCACAGACTTAGAGTTCACTAATCCTGATAGATATAAAGTCGTTGGCTTGGGTGAATACGGCATACCAGGAGGAGCATACTTCGATGAATTTAGAACAGATATTCATGTTATTGATTCTTTTATTATTCCTAACGACTGGCGGCGGTACATCACCCTGGACTACGGCTTAGACATGTTGGCCTGCTATTGGATAGCTGTGGACACACACCAGAAGGCATACGTCTATAAAGAGTTGTACCAAAGCAATCTGATCATATCGGATGCAGCCAAGGCCATCCTAGATATGACGACCGAAAAGATCTACGAGACATTAGCCCCTCCGGACTTATGGAACCGCAGACAAGAGACAGGTAAGAGCGCAGCTGAACTCTTTCAAGACAACGGTATTGACTTTACTAAGTCGATCAATGATAGAGTAATGGGTTGGTATAACACCAAAGAGTGGCTGAAGCCATATGAAGATGAGCAGGGGATTATGACGGCTAGTCTGGTTATCTTCAAAAACTGTGTCAACCTCATTCGATGCTTACCTCAACTACAGTGTGATGCCAAGGACCCTAACGATGTTTCAACAACGCCGCATGATCTGACCCACGGACCCGATGCCATTAGGGGGTTCGTCGCAGGTCGGCCTTGCCCAACCAAAATAAAGCCCAAGATAGTCTATGACCCATCACTATCTGCCAGAGCGCAGAGGCACAGAGATAACATAACCAAAAAGCCGAAAGGACGGTATATGGACCTATGACAACAGCCCTATTATGTCTAACTTACCTAGCGACGCTGGTGTTTCTTTATTACCACGACAAAAGCATAGCTAAAGAGAGAGCTCAACTGTATGACCGCATCCAAGCGAGAGACTTTATTGAGTACAAGCAAATGAGCGAACCATTAGAAGTAAAAATAAAAGAACAAAAGGAGAATGTATATGTCGAACTATAAATTATATATGGGTGGATACAGAGGTATCCAAGGGGTAGTAATCGCTGAGGGCAAAAAGGAAGCGGAAGCAAGGCTGTATGAGAAGTTGGGTCTAGGCTCCTTACCTTGTGAAGTCACAGAGGTTGAAACGCCGGGTTATATAATCATCAAGCCTAAAAAGTAGGCTTCTTTTTATTTGAGAGGTGGTGAAACACTTGGCTAAAATAATCACAGACAAGCCTGAAACGGTGAACGAGCAGGAATCAGTAACATATATCGAAGAGCGTATAAAAGAAGGAGAAAACCTTCCTCTACTCCAACAGTGGGCTGTGAATATTGCCTACCTTACCGGGAAACAATGGGTAGCTTTCGATAAGAGTAGTCGTAAAATAGTTGAAAAGCCCAAAGAACTTTGGGAAGAGCGGGTAACAATTAATAGAATTCGTCCGATCATCCGGACTGAGCTCGCTAAAATCACTAAATCTAAGCCTCAATTCAATGTCATTGCTGCATCAAATGAGGAAGAAGACATTGACGCAGGTAAAGTAGGAACTCAAGTCCTCGACTTCATCTGGCGTAACTCCAACATGGATGAGAAACGCTTTAAGTCGGCATTATGGCAGATTACAACAGGAACCGGAATCATAAAGACATACTGGAACCCTAATCTAGGAGATGAGGCACAGCTAAATACCCTAGATAATCAGGGCGAATTCTCACTCGATGAGCAAGGGCAGGAGATTATGCAGTCCAAGAGACTTGGTGACATCGACAACTCAGTAGTTTCCCCCTTCGACTTCGTATTCGACCCCTCAGCGACTGAATTTGACGAGGCTAAGTGGTGCTGTGAGAACAAGCTTCGCACAGTAGATTATGTTAAGGAAAACTACGAAGTAGATGTTGCTCCTGATGATGGATTATCTGCAACGAACATCTTTAACGGAATGTTGGCTAGTGTTAACGGCCAATTGTCTGATTATAAACCTGTAAAGGTTAAGGATGGCGTTATGGTCAAAGAATACTGGGAGATTAAAAGCCAAAAGTATCCTAAAGGGAGACACATTACAATAGCAAACGGTAAGTTATTGCAATATGAAGATAATCCGTATGACAGACTGCCTTACTTCCTCTTTGCCCACAACCTAGTGCCCGGTAGGGTCCACGGGAGCAGCAATATTGAGGACCTTATCCCTATCCAAAAAGAGTATAACAAAACTAGGACGCAGCGCAGACTTAATCAGACACGAGCTGGCAATCAAAGAATGTTGGTGGAGGCTAATTCCCTCATTGATGAACCTACAAATGAACCCGGTGAAATAGTTGAATACAGAATGGGTAAAAACCTGCCACAATGGGAGCAACCACCGTCAGAACCCGGACATATCCAAGCAGAGCTCGAGTTACAGCTCAGGGATTTCGAGGACATCTCAGGCATTCATGAGGTGTCAAGGGGTACAGCTCCAACGGGTGTTAAATCGGGGATTGCATTAAATTTCTTAGCAGAACAGGATGAAACAAAGTTTGGCCCTATCATCCACAACGTTGAAAGTACTTACGAGAAGTGGGCTCAATTCGTTTTAGTGTTAATCCAGAAGAACTATATCGAACCACGCATGATTAAGATTGTCGGCAAAAACAACCAAGTCGATGTAAAGGAGTTTCAAGGCTCAGACTTAAAAGGGAATACGGATGTCCGTGTTATCGCCGGTTCAGCTATGCCAAAGTCAACAGCAGCGCGCCAAGATTTTGTGCTTAATCTTTGGGATAGGAAAATTCTCTCAGACCCCCAAAAAGCCCTTAAACTACTTGAGTTTGGCAACATCGAAGAAGTGTTCGAGGACCTAAGTATTGATGTCAACCAAGCCAAGGCAGAACAGAAACAATGGCTAAAGGGTGATTACTCTCACCAAACGAGAGACTTCTACAATCATGAGGTTCATATCGCCGAGCATAACAAGTACCGTAAATCAGACGATTATGAAAAGTCACAGTACCAACAACAAGTGGATGATCATGTAGCACAACATTCAATGTATGCTCAACAGCTAGCACAGACTATAGCAGCAGCTAATGTTGTTAATACACCGCAAATGGGGGGAGGTGTTCCGCAATGAAAAATATGACTCCTGACGAAAAGAAAAAGAAAACGATTGAAATGGAACAAAAATGGAAAGGTGCTAAAGCAGATGCCATAAAAACTATGGAAACAATTATGAAACCTGTAAAAGTAACTCCTCCACCTAAAGGTAAGGGAAATGATTGTATGTCATGGGATTCGTCTCAAGAAAAACCATCTTTTAGTTTAAGTAGCAAACAAATTGAAAATATGCCAGAATCTAAACCTGGAGATACAGTAAAATTAGTTATGGAGTGTACAGTCAAACGGTGTGAATTGAACGAAGATAAATCCAGTGAATACAGACTGGAAATTGATAAATTAGGAATTGTTTAATTGCGAGCCAATAGGCTCTTTTATTATGAAAAGGAGAAGTGGATACAATGAGTGAAGAAAATGCCCTTAAAAATTTACGAGACGTCCATTCAATTCAAGGAGAAAATGGCAACTGGAACTATAATAATTATATGGTAGGTTACTACAATGGCCTAGAATTGGCCTTGGCTATTTCTGAAGATAGAGAACCAATATATAGAACCCTGCCGAAGAAAACCATAGCCAAAAAGCTAAAGGAATGGATTTTCTTTAAGTTCTCCAAGCCAATAGCAATCCAACAATAGCCAAATCGTGAGCCAATAGGTTCTTTTATTATGTCCAAAGAATACCAAATAAAAGGAGAGAATCAAATGTTAGAAATAGATTCGATTATAACAAACGGTTATGTAGATGCTTCTACTATAGAACATTTTACATCTAAAGGATGGACATTCATCTGTACTATCCCTGCTAAATCTGCACATCCTTATGCAATGCCAACTGATAAGCTGAGCATATTTTCAAAGTATACTGAACTAGTTGTAGATGAGTCAAAGAGTGCAGAAGGAAATAACGCCAACTGATGAGTCTTTAAGCAAAGGCTCTTTTATTATGCTCAAATATGCACTAACCCAATAAGGGAGTGCAAACGAAAGGAAGATTTTAAATGCCAGATGAAAACCTTGGAGCAAGTTCAATAGACACTCCATTAGCAACCGAATCCACAATAGATACCACTTCTATCCCTGCCTCAACTGAAAGCCAAGTGGTAACACCACAGCTTTATACGATGAAGGTATCGGGAGAAGAGAGACAGTTACCCATCGAGGAGATTATCAAGTTAGCCCAGATGGGTGATGATTACACCCGCAAAACACAATCTCTATCTCAAGAGCGCAAACAGTACGAAGTAATCCAAGCGAAAGCAGCGGAGCTTCAAAAGTATGGCTGGGATATGGACAGTGTCATTGCTGAGTTAAGCCAGAATAAGATCGAAGCTGATGCTGCAACAAATAATGTTGACCCCAGACTATGGGGCGAATTCCAGAGCATGAAGGACGAATTAAGTTCATTCAAGCAAAATCAGACCATGACACAGCAAAGAGCTGCATTAGCGGACAAACCTTTCTTCAAGGAATGGGAAAACGCAATAGAAGCAGGGGCGAAAAGCTGGAATACCGACTACGAAACCGCCTATACTCTCATATCACAGCAACATATGCCAGAAATTCTTGCCAAACACGAGCAGGATC